CTCTTTTAAAAGGCTGTCCAAGGTGTGACTTAAGTTCTCTTGCTGCTCTGATAAAATATAAGCATCAATGGTGTGCCCTGCGGTCGCCGCTTTTTTAAGCAGCGCGTCAATCGTGCTACAATAAAACCAATATGAATGAAGCCATCCAAAAGTTTCAGCAGGAAGTCAAGGAAAAAATCGCAACCATTTTTGAGGGCGAGGAGTTTAAAAAGTTTTTAGAGACGACGAAAGCAGCTGAAGATACCGGCACCTTTGAGGTAGTTATAAGCACTGCCGATATGGACCGACAAGGCGAGTCTATTGACCAAGCCGGATGCGATAACGCAAATTATTTGAAAAATCCAGTGGTGCTCTGGGGCCATGATTACTACAGCTTGCCCATAGGCATCTGCGAAACCCTGACGCTAGACGGCGGACGCCTAATAGCCAAGGGACGCTTCGCCCCGGAGGCAGCCAACCCATTCGCGCAGCAGGTACGCCGACTCTACGACGCCGGCATAGTTCGGGCAACATCCGTAGGACTTATTGTGAAGGAGATGAATGGCAATGTCATAACAAAGTGGGAGCTTCTAGAGTTCTCATTCGTACCAGTGCCGGCAAATCCTTACGCCCTCAGCCTTTCAAAAGCTCAGGAGCTCAACCTAGACCTCGCCATGATCGCCACTAAAGGGCTAAAATTGGAAGTTAAAGAGGAGCCGAAAGCCGCGGCCGTGGGCGACGAGTGTAGCCTAGAGGGCGGTGAAGTGGGTACGATGCAGGATGACGGCAATGGAGGGATGGTATGTAAGCCGAAAGCCAAAGCAGTAAAAGACATCATCATCTACCGCGCGGAAAAGGCTATCCAGTTCAAGTACCAAGACGACAGCCTTTCCGAAAAGACATCTGTCATGCCCGCTCTTATCGAACTATTTGAAAAGGCATTCCCGGTCAAAGACCAGGCACAGACCGTGGGTGCCATCCTTGCAGAGCTTTCAAATATCGTTAGCGATGCCGTTGTGCGCGCGAGCCAGCTTATCCTAGGGATAGTTCAGAGCGAGTTCGGTAAGAGCGCTGAAGGCAAAGAGCAGATCAAGGCAGCCGAGGGCACTATGAACGCCATCAAAACTAAGTTCGCAGAGCTTGAGAAAATCCTCAAGGCCGGCGAGGGGGAGGATCGAGCCGATGGGCTTGCCCCAAAGCAAAGGTCGGAAGATCCAGCAGCCGACGGAATGAAGGACTTGAATGATTTCCTTCTTGCGCGCCAGCCTGCGGAAGCAGGTATTGGCCGCTGTCGTCCTTCTGGATGCGCAGCGAGCCCCATACCGTATCAGACATCAAGAAGACGCTGCCTGGGCGAGCACTCTTGGCAATCGAGGCGATAAGCGTTGAGCTGTCGTCGATAACTTTATAAGCAGCAAATGAGGTACCAGTGATTGTGGTCACGTTGGTGTTCGCATCTACTTCGTTTAAGATACCTACGAAAGGAGCGCCGGTGCCTGCGATACCCTGCTTGTCAATCTGGTTGGCCAAGGCTTCGCCGCCAAGGGCGAGCAGCCAATCTGCCAATGCGACTGAGGCATCTTGCAGGAGAGCTTTACCAACTACAAATGAGAGCTGCCACGTCTTGGTGATCAGCTTCGCCTGTGCAAAGGTCAGCCCTGTGTCGCTACCAACAGTATCCACCCCGAGGTATTCACCTTCAAGGAGGCTTCCGCGGTATGACGGAATATCGAGCTCATCGGTACCCATGGGCCAGCGAGTTGCCTGGTTCATGATTAAACCGACCGAAGCAGCGATACGCAGAATGGCCGCTGCAACTTCGGTTGAAACGAGATAGCCACCACGGCTATCTATTTCCTCAATCAAAGCCTCGCCGGTCTTGGCGCGCATGCCGCCGAGCTAGGTGAGAAGGTAGAAAAAGTAGTTTAGATTCAAAAGTATCTAGTGAAAGCCAATATCCGGAGCGGCGCAGGAACCGAAACGGAAACAGCCAGAGCTAGATATTAAACCGCGGTAAAAAATAACACCCAACGGAATGCCGCACCGCTCTCATGCCTCGTGGCGCGTCCGCGCTAACAAAGTCGAGCAAGGGAGAGCCTGACAAGGCTATAGGGAATATCACTTAAATGAGATCATTATACGATTCAGTAAAAGTTCTCCCAGCTACAGGCCCAATGGCCTATACTGGAACCGGAACCGCGACCGCGGCAGTCCAAAACGCCATCGACACTAAGGGTTTTACCACCGCGATGTTCGTTGTGGCTATCGGTACTGCGACTGGGACAACCGTTGCAGTAACCTTCACTCTTGATGCTAAAATCATGGAGAGTGCCGACGGAAGCACCGGCTGGACAGACGTTTCAGGAGCTGCCATAACCCAAGTAACGACTGTTACCGGAAGCCCTTCGGCTAAGACCGCAGAGATCCAAGTTGAAGGTCTTGGCACAGACCGAGAACGTTACTTGAAATGCGTTGTGACCACCTCCGTGACTCCAGCCCTTGATGCGCGCCTGCCAGTTGCAGTTATCGCGCTTCTCGGTCGCGGATATCAGGAGCCAGTGGATAACAGCGCTACCGGAGACAACGACTAGCGTTGAGCATCCCCTCCTAGCCTTCCTGCTGGGCTAGGAGATGGGCGCTTGACCCAATAAATACATGAGTGAAGTAATAGCATCATACGCATTAACGACAGTCGCTAGGGTAAAAGACCGCCTCAACATGAGCGAGTCTAATTTAGATACTGTACTGGCTCGGATAATCAGCGGCGTGACCGACCTGATTGAGGGCGAGTGTGGCGGCAGGCGCTTTTTAGAAACCACCTACACCAACGAGATAGTTACCATTTTTAATAAGAACCAGAAAATGCTCGGGCTGAAAAACTTCCCGATCAGCAGCATCAGCAGCTTGCAGTACCGGACCGGACTAAAGAGCAACCCGAACTACACCGACTTCAACACCGACGACTGGGAGATCCTAGGCGACGGCGCCAGCGGCCTGATCCGTGTATACGGACTTTTTAATGAAGTGAATGCTCTCCGTATGACATATGTCGCAGGCTATAAAATAAGCTGGGACAACGTTGGAAATGTTGCCATACATAACCTACCGGCCGACCTGAGTGACCTGTGCGAACGCCTGACCATAAAACTCTTTAAGAAGCGCGAGCAGGAGGGCAAGACAAGCGAAACATTTGAAGGCGCCACAGTAACCTATGAGGACTTAATAAATGACGCAGATAAAAGAATTATTGCCCGCTATCGTCGGCTGCCGGCATTTGTATAGCCATGGCCAATAACTCCGCCTTTCAAATAAAAGTAGAAAACCTGAGCAAGCTCACAGGCGCGCTAAAGCGCTACCCGAGCATAGCCGAACCGATACTGCAAAAGGCCATTGAAGGCACAGGCTTCGTTTTTCAAAAGAACACCATGCGAAATAATCCAGTACCATATCGCACCGGCAACCTACTCATGAGTTTCCGGTTCCGTAGTAAGCCAGGCGAGGCGCGCTGGAGTCCTACTGCAAACTATGCTCAATTCGTTGAATTTGGAACACGGCCCCACGTCATCATGCCGCGCAACCGCAAGATGCTACGCTGGAACGCCGGCAGCGGCGGCCGGTACGTCACCAGCAGAAGCGGCCGGCAACGATACCAGAGCGGCCAGAGTAGCTTCGTATTCGCGCAGAAGGTAAACCACCCCGGCACCCGAGCGCAGCCGTTCATGGGCAAGATCGTAGAGCGCAGCCAGGACGAGGTGACCCGCCTGTTCGGCCAGGCCGGCGATATCATTACCCGCAATATAGCGGCCGCAACCCTCTAATATGCCTACACCCAGCAAGCTCAACACGATAAAAACGAATATAAAGGCGACGCTCAACGAGCTCGCGCGCGAGCAGGTATTGCGCGATGTTCAGGTAGACGACTTTAAAAAAGGAATTTTTAGCAGGAATTTCTCGAAATTCCCGGTAGCCATTCTAACCACCCCGACCATTGAGAGCGTGGCGAGCACAAACGTGCAAAATCTCCGCACATACACCTTTGAAATTATGGTTATAATTAAGTCTGAGGAGGTTACCGACCCAATGCAGGTAGAGGATTTGATAGAGGCAA